CCATTTGATAGGGTCTTCACCTTCATCCTCGTCGTCTGTATCGCTACCATCGGTATCACGTGCCACGCCACCAGTACGACCCATGTCGAACACACTGTTGGTGAGGGTGCTCACGTCCACATCGGTCTTGGGTTTGGCACGCAACAGGCCAGCATCTTCCAGTTCTTCCTTGAGCAACCCACGGGTGAAGTCAGCCTCAGCCTCGATGCGCTTGATGAGCTTGGTGTTCTTGCTGTCCAGGGCCTTGAGCACCAGCGTGATGACCTCGTTGCTGATACCCAGCTTCTTGCAGGCCTCACGCTGGGTGATGCCGTGGTCGCGGTGCAGGCGTGCCCCAACGAGCGCACGTTGCAGGCTGCTGAGCTTGCGACGCAGCACGTTACAGGAGGCGATGTACCCAGCAGGGTCCTTACCCTTGTACTCGATGAACTTCAGCTCGCTGCCTGTACGCTTGGCAGCACGGTAACGATGCCAGCCATCCAGCACCATGCCTTCGTACAGGGAGGCAGGGAACAGGATACCACGCTCTTCAACGTCGGTGCAGAAGGCGTTGAACTCTTCGTCGTCCATACCACCGGGCATGAGCGCCAGCGCGACGGGATGTTGTTTGTACTCGGGAAGCTTGTAGATACCAGAAGACATGTTGATTTTTCCTATTTCACGTTGATGTTGAGTCCGTGAAAGGGCGTCCGGCCTTATAGCACGGTTCCTTTCACGTGATTATTTTAACCTGCTGCCTGCCCTGGTTTTTCAACCCAGCAACGCTTCCATCTTGGCGGCCGAGATGACCTTGCCATCCAGTTTCCACCACGTTTTAAGAACCATTCGTTTCATGTTCATGCACTTCACGTTACGTTCGCGATACACCCGGACTTCACCCACTGGTGTCGAGGCGGCGGCAGTACCGTTGCCAGACCTGCTGGTTTTTGCCATTTCGTCAGCTTGTGTGATGATTGTTGTGAGGATTGTGTTCATGGTGTTGTTCCTGAGTAAGTTGTTGAATGGGTTTAATGTCGAGCATTCAAGACAGATTCGCAAGACCTTTCTTGAATACCCTTCAGAACGCTAGGCTATTTCCAGGCACGAGCCACGATGGTCCAGCCGTTCTTGCGTGCGGTGCGCGCCGAGCAGACAACAGCCTGACCGTCTTGTGTGTAGCACGCGCAAGGGCGAGCACGATTGGAAGCGAACATGGCTTCTGCAGCAGCTTCGATGTTGGAGGACACGAAGGTGGGGACGATCTTGGTAGAGGTTGACATGGTGTGGTTCCTTGAAAAACGTTGTTGATGGAGTTAATGTCGAGGCTTTCAAGATATTCACCAAGACCTTTCGTTTCACTAGGGTATTCATGAGCACCGCAGACGAAAAAGAAGCCCCCAGAGGCGTGAACCAGTGGGGGCTTGGAAGGGTGAGTGATCTCAACCCAAGAGAGACAAATGACAACATCAACGTAAATCAAGTTGTTGCGCTACAGCAGGCCATTCGCCGAAGGAGTGTGAAAGGAACCGAAAGCCACTAGCCTACAGCAGCGCAACTGGGCGTAGTTTGCCACAGATGGATACGGTCGGTAGCGCAACGGTGCTACTATCATCTGCTACTTGTATCAGTTGTAGCAGAAGGTACAATGGGTGCCCCGTAACCTTTAAGGCAACTTACTCATGACATCAACGCCCTATAGCGTTGTGTGGGATGGCGGTGTTCGCAACAAGAACACCACTGTCTCACCAGCAGACGCAACACTGCACGACCTGTACCTCAAGAACAAGAAACCCAAGCTCCTCGAGACAACAGCAGAGGAATACCACATGGCAGACAAGAAGTTCCGCACCGTGGTGAAGCTCGAGCTACCGTACTTCGTAGGCGGTGTGTTGGATGGCCCTCGCAACGACCAGCACATCGTTGAACGCACCCTGCTCACCCTGGACATCGAGCACAACCCCAAGAAGCAGGCCACACCCCCTCCACCACCAGAGCAGGTTGTCAACGCTCTGCGTGAGCTGGGTAGCGAAGGGTGGGTCTACACCAGCTTGAGCCACACCAAGGAGAGCCCTCGCTACCGTGTGGTGTTGCCTCTAGGCCAGTTCATCGAGCAGTCAGCGCACGCCACTGCCACGCTGGAAGCCACGACGCTGGGCGCAGCTCGCAAGCTGGGTGTAGAGGAGTGGTGTGACCCCATATCGTGGACGCTCAGCCAGCCGATGTTCTTGCCAGCCAAGCTACACGGAGGCACATTCAAGCAGTGGTATATAGACGGCACCAAGTCCTGGAAGCCAGTGCAGCGCACCAAGCGTGAGGCAGGCCAGCCAGCAGACATCCCAGACGAACAGCCCGACCCCATCATCAGCGCACTGCGCCACGCTGGTCTGTACCTCGAGGAGGATGCAGCGCATCCAGGCAGACACTACTTCACCTGCCCGTGGCACGAGGAGCACACCACCACCAACGACACGCAGACGATGTACATGGCTGCGCACTTCAACGGGTTCCCGCACTGGTCGTGCAAGTGCATGGGCACGGGGCCTGACGTTGATGGCAAAGCCCACATGACCAACAGCTCGCTGACACGCTGGCTTAAGAAGGAAGGCCACCTGACCGCTGAGGAGCAGGCGAAGGAAGGCGTCATGGATGACTACGCTACCTTCGAGCAGTCAGCACGCCTGTCCACGTTGCTGAAGACCCCTCCACCCCCACAAGACTGGGCCTTGGACCACTTTGCTCCCATAGGCTCCGTGACCATGCTGGCTGCTCCAGGCGGTCAGGGCAAGTCGCTGCTCATGCTGCACATAGCCATGTACGGTGCTATGGGTCTGCCCTTCGCTGAGTTCAAGGTGCAACAGCCTCTGCGCACGCTGTACGTCAGCTACGAGGATGGCAAGCGACTGATGTACGACCGCATCGTTGACATCGGCCAGGAGCTGCGCGAGCACGACAACGGGGTGCTGGACACGCTGTACGACGTGGACGGTTCACTCGACAACAACCTGTCGTTGCACAAGGTTGAAGACGACGCTCAGACTTGGGTGTTCCTCATCAAGCCAGACCGCTTCTCGCCAGCAGAGCGCACAGCTCGTGTGGAGTGGTTGATAGGCTACATCAAGCAGGCAGGCATCCGCATGGTCGTCCTTGACCCTATGGTGTACACGCACCAGCTCCAAGAGAACGACATCGCTGACATGGCCTTCTTCATGCAGACGCTAAACCACATTGCAGCCAAGGCCATGTGCGCGGTGATCGTGGTGCACCACATGAGCAAGATGGGCAGGGCTGAGCAGCTCAGTGACATAGACCAGCACAGCCTACGGGGTGCCAGCTCCATCACCGACAACGCACGCTCAGCAGGCATCCTCATTGGCCTGCCATACAAGGATGCAGCAGCCTTCGGCATAGAGGAATCCGACGTCAAGGACTACGCAGTGTTCAAGCACGTCAAGAGCAACTACGCTGCCCCGTTGCCCCTGATGATCTTTCAGCGCCGAGGTCGCACACTGGTGTACCGTGCTGACATCAAGAAGCTGGACCACAACCACATCAAGCAGGCACGGGAGATCAAGGTCGAAGAAGACAAGCAGGCACGCATAGTAGCCAAGGCAGTGGACGCACTCAAAACCCTTGCTGACCACGACGAGCCTGTCAGCCAGAACCAAGTGGCGGTGGACGGAGGCAGACGCTGGAACCCTGCCACCACGAAAGCGGTCCTGCAGTGGTGCGAGGACAACGAGTACAGTGAGTCCAGCTATGAGGGCGAACGCAAGGCCAGCAAGCACAGCATCACCCAGCTTGGCAAGCGTTATCTACGTGCGCAACTGAAGGGGAGCCAAGCGTGAAGATCAGGTTTACCCACGAGGACACTCGCCCCACTGCTGTTGTGCGCAAGGAGCAGTACACGCTCTATTGCGAGCTGCTCATCAAGGTGGCTGCGCTCACAGCAACCCAGTCCGACTGGATACCCGTTACCACACTCTGCGACGAGTTTGCAGTCGGCACGGGGTCCGTGCAACGTCCGTTGTTCTTTCTGGCCTCACATGGTTGGGTGCGTTTACTCACTGACGCAGAGGGGTACATAACGGACGTTGCAATGACCCCACGAGGGTGGCAACACCGAGCTGTAGAAGGTTGAATCTGCTACGACTGCTACTTTGTGGTTTGGCTAGGGTTTGCGGCCTGTTTTTCAGTCAAAAAGTCATTGAAAAACAGGGGTGTTTTTCTTGATGCTCTGAGATGTTTTACTGATAAACGCAGAATATCCTGTGCGAAGCAAACCAGTCCAAACCGTAGTGGTGCTAGGCTTTGCGGCCAGTTGCAGGGTAATAGTTGAATCTGCTACGACTGATACAAGTAGCAGAGGTTAGTAGCAGAAAACTGCTGCTGCTACAACCCCTTTAGGCTTGTAAAGCCAAGGGGTGTAGTAGCAGTAAGCAGTGAGAAGTTGTAGCAGATGGGTTTGTAGCAGATTCAACGCAGTTATCTGAGACGATACTTTGTGACACAACACGGTAGTCCACTATTCGACAGTGCAAGACCTATTCACACAGTTCGTTATTCACGTAGTCAGTCTGTTCTCTGCGAGCACCCACACGGCGCGCGACACTGGTGGCCTTGAAATCATCTCTACTGAATAAACCAATCATGAAGAACCCCAGACCACTCGGAAAAGCCTCGGAGGTCGTACCGCGAAAACCTGCTGCTCCTGGCCATGGAGGAGCTCGAGCTGGTGCAGGCGCTCCGAAGGGTGCGAACAGCGCACCAGCCACACGACGCTCGAAGAAGATAGCCAACGACATCGCTGAAGGCAAGCGTTTCGTTGAAGAAGGCCACGATGGTTCAGCCCTGCCTGCTGATGCCACGCCTCTGGACGTGATGATGATGGCTATGCGCAAGGCGTACGTCCAAGGCGGCTCAATCGCTGCCTTCCCATACGCTGAGAAGTGCGCACCCTACATCCACGCACGGATAGCCCAGATTGAGCTGAAGAACCCCGACGATGGCAAGCCCTTCACCATAGCGTTCAAGTGGCAAGGTGAAGAGTGAACCACCACGCTATCCCGTGGTATCCAGGACGCGACTCAACCCGCTGGTGCTGGACAGTGCGTGCGCTGATGGGTCGCAACATGCTACCATCGGTATCGGCTAGCAGCCTCGGTATCCATCCACCCTACCCCACACCCCTGACCCAATGGAAATAACGCAGCCAGCGACCGATTTGAAGGTCGTTACCATCCCTTACAAGCCTCGTGCAGCCTTCCTGCCGTACCACAAGGCACCAGAGCGCTTCGCCATGAGTGTGGCTCACCGTCGTGCAGGCAAGACCGTAGCACGTATCAACAAGCTCGTGAGGGCTGCTGCTACCTGTGAGAAGCCTGACCCGCGCTTCGGCTACCTTGCCCCCTACTTCGTGCAAGCCAAGGACATCGCCTGGAACTACCTGAAGCACTACTCAGCAGCCATCCTGGACGTGAGGGGGCCATACAAGGCGAAGAAGAACGAGTCAGAGCTGTCCATCACCATGCCCCACAACGGGGCAGTCATCCGCCTGTACGGTGCTGAGAACGCTGACCGCATGCGTGGTCTGTACTTCGATGGCGTGGTGGCTGACGAAGGTCAAGACATTGCACCCAGCGTGCTGACCAGCGTGATCATCCCAGCTCTGGCCGACCGGGAAGGATGGCTGGACATCAGTGGTACGCCGAAGGGGTGGGGAAACCTGCTGGGTGCCACGTACAAGCGTGCTCTGGCCGACAACGATGCCAACACCCTGCTCAGCGTTCCGCCAGAGTGGTTCATCCAGGTGCTGAAGGCCAGTCAGACAGGCATCCTCCCTGAAGGCGAGCTGGCACGCCTGCGGAAGCTGATGCCTACCAACGAGTACCTGCAGGAGTTCGAGTGTGACTTCGACGCTGCCATCACGGGTGCCTACTATGCCAAGGAGATCGCTGACGCTGAGTTCGATGGTCGTATAACCAGCGTGCCCTACGACAAGAGCGTGAAGGTGGACACGTGGTGGGACTTGGGTATCAGCGACAACATGGTCATCTGGTTCGTGCAGCTCGTGGGCAAGGAGATACGGGTTATTGACTACTACGAAGCAGCAGGCTTCGGGCTCGACCACTACGCACGGGTGCTCACTGACAGGAACTACCTATACGGGAAGCACATC